AGAATTTGCAACCTTGCCAGATGTTGAAATTGTATTAAGCTTGGTATCTGCAATAGATCCTGCAAGCATTGTATTTGTAACTGTTGCTGTATCTGCTTGTGTTACTGCAGTTCCCGCAATCTTTGTTGCAAGGATTGCTGCGGAAGTTGAAATGTCAGAATTAACAATAGTTCCATCTAAAATCATGGCGGAAGTAACAGAGCCAGTATCTGTTGTTTGAACCATATTAGCAGTAGCATTTGAAATTGCAGTGTTGCGATTTGCTACTTCTGTAGATATAGCTGAAGATATAGCGTTGTTGCGATTTGTAACTTCAGTAGAAACTGCTGATGTTATAGCTGAGTTGCGATTAGTAACTTCTGTTGATATAGCAGTATCTGTATACCCCTCAGCTGTTAATTTTGCTGCATCTGCATAGTTTTCAGCAGTTGTTAATGAGGCTGCTATTGCATTATTTCGATTTGTAACTTCAGAGCTAATTGCTGAATCTGTATAAGCTTCTGCAGTTGTAATTGCTTGTGATTTAGCGGTAGCAATTTCCCCTGTAATTGTTGTATGAAGAGTTGAGTCTGCAGCAGTAGCAAATGCTTCTGCAGTTGATATAGCAGAATTTTTAGCATTATCAGCATAAGTTTCTGCAGTTGTCAAAGAAGTTGCAATTGCTGCGTTGCGGTTTGAAACTTCTGTTGAAATAGCAGTGTCCGTGTATCCTTCTGCTGTTGTAATAGCTTGAGACTTAGCTGTATTTATAGCTGAATTACGGTTAGCAACTTCTGTTGAAATTGCAGAATCTGTATACGTCTCAGAAGTTGAAATTGCTTCTGATTTCTTTGTATCAGCATAAGACTCGGCGGTAGAAAGAGAAGTTGCAATTGCTGAATTTCTATTAGAAACTTCACTAGATATAGCACTATCTGTATAGGACTCTGATGTTGTTATTGCTTGAGATTTAGCCGTATTTATAGCTGAGTTGCGATTTGTAACTTCTGTAGCAATTGCTGAATCTGTATAAGACTCTGCATCTGATCTAGCAGTAGAAATATCATTTAAAATTGTTGTTGAAAAGTTTACATCGTTACCAATAGCTGCTGCAAGTTCATTAAGCTTATTGAGGGTAGATGGTGCTGAATTAACAAGAGATGCAATTTGATTGTCTGTATATGTTTCAGCAGATGAAAGAGTAGATGAGGCAGATGAAGAAATTTCTGAATTAACATCTGCTACACGAGCAATATCTGAATTAATTTGAGAGTCTGGAACTTTACCAGTAGAATCAAGTTCTGCTACACCCCCCGCTACACCCTTTTCAGAAAAAGCAATATAATCTGTTCCAGCAACTGGGGTATTTTGATTTGTATACGCCTCTGCTGCTGCTATAGCTAGTGCTGTATTTTCATCAGAATATGTTTCTGCTGCTGTAAGAGCACTAGCAGAAACTCCATCCGCATATGTTTCAGCTTGAGACTTTGCAGTCGCAATTTCTGAGTTTCTATTTGTTACTTCTTGTGAAATTTTAGAATCTGTATAAGATTCAGCATTGGCTTGAGCTGTATTTGCAACGCCATCTGCATAAGACTTAGCATTATTAAGATTTGTTGTATCGCCAGAAAGTCTATTGCTTCTTTCTGTTGCTACTGCACTATCGGTATAACCTTGTAAATCTGTAATTGTTGTAGATATTGTTGAGTCTGTATAAGATTTAGATGTATTTAAAGCATCAGTAGCAGCTGTTGCTGCATAAGATTCTGCAGAAGATAGTGTGCTTGAAGATGCTGTAAGTATAGCACCATCTCTATTTGCAACTTCCGTTGCTATCTTAGAGTCAGTATATGACTCTGAGGTTGCAATTGCTTCAGCTTTTGCATTTGATATAGCATTGTTTCTATTTGAAACTTCTGTTGATATATGAGTATCTGTATAAGATTCTGCATTTGCCAAAGCATTGTTAATTGCTGTATCTCTATTTGATGCTTCTGTCTCTATTGCAGAATGAAGATCTGTTTTAGCTGTCTGAACTGATGAATCTGTATATGAATTTGCAGATGAAATTGCTTCTGATTTAGCATTAGATATTGCATCATTTCTATCTGTTACTTCTGTTGATATAGCAGCATCTGTATACCCCTCAGCTGCTATTTGAGCTGAATTAGCTGCATTAGTAGCAAATGTTTCAGCAGCTGCTACCCCATTTGAAACTGCTGTGGCAATATGTCCATCAGCATATGTTTCTGAAATTGAAATTGCATCTGCTTTTGCTTGATTAACATAAGAAATTCTAGCATCTCTTTCGTTACCAACTTGAATATCGGTATATGTTTCAGATTCAGTTTTAGCTGATGCAATTGCTGCATTTCTGTTAGAAACCTCTGTTGATATCTTGCTATCGGTGTAAGATTCAGATGTTGCTTGGGCAGTAGCAATGTCTCCAAGCAAAGTTGTTGAAAAATTAGCATCGTTATTAATTGCTTCATCAATTTTCTTAAGAGTGTTTAGTACTGATGGGGCACTATCAACAAGTCCCGCAACTGCTGTATCAGTATAAGATTTAGATGTTGACAAAGAAGATGCAATAGCATCGTTTCTATCATTTACTTCTTTTGATATTGCTTCGTCTGTATATGTTTCTGCTGCTGTTCTTGCTGATGTAACCTGCCCATCAGTGTAGCTTCTTAAAGTTGAAATAGATGAGTCTGTATAAGCTTCTGTGGTGTTAACCGCTGCATTAATTGCGGAAGTTCTAGCTGAAGCTTCAGTAGAAACTTTTGAGTCTGTATATGATTCTGAAGCAGTAATAGCTTCTGATTTCTTTGTATCTGCGTATGACTCTGCAGCTGTAATTGCCTCAGACTTTTTTACATCAGCATAAGATTCTGACGTACTGATTGCTTGTGATTTAGCGGTAGCAATAGCTGAATTTCTATTTGTTACTTCTGTGCTGATTGCTGAGTCTGTGTATGATTCGGAGGTTGAAATAGCACTAGCAATTGCATCTGATAGTTCGGAGGGAAGTGTTGTGGCATAATTAAGGTCTAACCAAGCAGAAGAACCATCACCAATCTTAATTTTTCCATTATCATCGTTATATCCAACTTCGCCCAAAAGCATTACTGGATTATTTGATGACCAATTTGCATCGGTGTCTCTTCTTAATTGAATTCTAGTTGCCATTATATTCCTCCGAGAAAATTATATCATTTATAGTTACTAAAGCGATTATTTCTTACGCTGTTCCGCCACTTAAAATTGGAATTCCAAGTGCTTCTTCAGAGGCACCGCCATCAAGTGAATCGGCAAAGGCAACTGTGGTTGCAAAGCCACCATCAATATATGATGGGAATGAACTTCCACCACCCTGTCCAATTTCTGAAACATAAGCTAATTCGTTCCAGGCACTGCCATAATATACAGCAAGCCTATTTGTAGATGTATTAAAAGTTATAGCACCATTTGTATGATTTCCCTGGGAATAGGTAGATACAAGTGGTGCTACAAAACTCTGTTGTTGTGTAGGAGTCCCAATGGCAACCCACTCCCAGCCATCGTATAACTTTAATGTCTTTTCAACACTATTGTAGTATACGTCACCCTCTGACCCTACTGGGTCAGAGGAGAGTACTGGCGGTCTGAGCGGTGTTAAAAACTTTCTTGCCACTGAGATCTCCTAAACTAAACTATCCTACAATTACTACTCTGTAAGCATTAGTTGCTGGGGCAACTGCAAACGCAATAGTTACTGTATTATTATCCTTCATTTGTACTTCTGTGTCAACTAGGTCATATGATCCAGAATTTGTGTAGACCTGGACTGTTACGTCACGAGTACCCAAATTGTGAACTACGTCATATGCTGTAGCAGAACCATCACCAACTGATGAAACAAACTTGCGGGCTACTGCAAAGTAATGGGATCCATCATTTGTCAATGTCCAGTCTGTGTTTGATTCTGACCATACAATTCCTACTGTATTAGCAGATCCACGCTTTACCTGAATAGCTGCATCTTGCGATGGAGCTCCAGTAGTAAAGTTGCTGTTAAGTACAATAGTATTATCAGTGATATCAATTTCCTGCTTATTAATAGCAGTCAATGTACCCTGAACATGCAAATCTCCATCAATGTTAACATCTCCAGCAAATGTCGCTGTGTTTGTAGAAGCATCTACGGTTACAACGTTATTGCTGTTTGAATCCTTAACATTAAATGAACCATTTATTCCAGAACCGCCAACTGATACGTTAGATGACTGGAATACTACATCAGCTGCATTTACATATAATGTGTCTGCTCCAGATGACTTTGAAACAATGCTATCAGTAACAAGATTGTTATTGATTACAACATTATTAGAATCTGGTGCCAATGTAAGATCTGAGTTATTTGTCTCAATAGTACCATTTGAATCAATGCGAATTTGATTGCTGAACGTTGTTTGTCCATTGTCTGGATCAATGCTAATTCCGCCATCATGTGATTCTAAATGCAACCATCCAGTTGCAGCAACAGTTAAGCTGCCGTCTGATGGATGAGCAAGGATTGCACCACGATTGGAACCATTCCACAATTCAACCTTAGTGGTATGAATTTCAACGCTAGTTGCATCAACAACATTAGAATCTGCTGCCAAAGTAAGGTTGCCTTGGGTAGCAGTAATTGTACCTTCTGAGTTGATTGTAATTGCATTGTTAAATGAGGTTGTTCCACTCTGTGCACGAAGCTTGATATCTCCGCTATTTGTTTCAAGTTGGAGTCCTGAATTGTTTCCTGTGATTCTTAATGAACCATCAGACTGAGCAGCAATAATACCTTGCTGTGCTCCATCTCTCCAGTACTCTGTCTTTTGAAGGTGAAGTTCACCAAAACCTGTGCCAATGCTTACTACATTGCTATCAGGAAGAAGCTCAATATCTCCAGTGTTTCCAGAAATACGTAGATTTGATCCATCAAGATCAATTGCTCCGTACTCTACCGCTGAAGCATTAACAAGGTGGATATATCCATCATTGCTTGTTGAACCAATTGTTACACCCTGAACAATATCAATGGCATCCGCCAAAGAGATTTCAGTTGTGTTTGAAACATCTTGAACGACAATCTGGTTTGTTGTTCCAGCTACGTTTAGATGTGTGTTAAGAGTAATTAATCCAGTCTCTGGATCAACGCTTGCAGAACCTGTTACGTCGCCTGTAAGAGTAAGAGCAGAAGCTGCTGTTCCTCCTGTTGCGATGTCGTACCAACCAATTCCATTTGCACCATTACGCCATACACGTAATACCTTGGTTACGGAATCGTAGTAAATACGACCTTCCTTATTGCCACTTGACGGGGCAGAAGAAAGGTTCTGAATAACTGCATTTTGTAGTTCGTTGGTATTCAGATCTAGATTAACTAAGAATTTTCTTGCCATGTTTTTTACCTACCCTTTCTTTTCTAGGAAAGATATGCCTTTCCTGAAATTGCCCCAACGAATGTTAAAATTATTGTATTTTCATCGGGGTACTGAATATCTCCCTCAACAACCGCTCCAGAAGAATCTAGAACTGTAGCATTTGGGTTATATCCAAGATTATGTTGAATTGTCCACACTTCTGCTGCAGTACCAACACTAAATACTTGACCCAGCAAATCTCTATTAAAATTTTCAAGTAAAGGCAGTGGAGGCCAACCTGAAACTGTTTTTGGACCATAGGTGTTTTTCTGAGTTATATCAATATAAAGATCTCCGACATTTCCAATTAAATTGGATGGAGCACCTGGTCCAGTTAATGTTTGTGTTCCTGGATCACCTTTTGGTCCAGCGATACCTGGAGAACGAACAACAACTTTATTTTTTTTAGTAACTTGTACTATTTTTTCGATTTGTGGTGTTACATTAACATTATTAGCCATTAGAGATTATCCACCTTAAGCCAGCCTGACATTAGTTCATCTTCTATTTCAACAAGTCTAATTTGATAGGCAGCTTTAGGGTAAGCAAATTTTGCAGTTTTCTCACCACTAAACGTCATAATAAATCTATTGTAGTGTTCGTCAACAACCATTTCAATACCATCGCCATTTGTAGCTGTAGCACAAACTAAACCACCTGGCTTATCTCGAACTTCAGCAACAATTGTATAATTTGAAATGTTAATTGGTGATCCGTCTTCTGATTCATAAGCTATATCAAGCTCCCATGTGGAACCTTGTGTAACTTCAAAATTAGTTGACAAATTGATCACCTACCCCAGATTTATATCTAAATTATAACAGTAATGTTTAACAAATCATAGAAAAACCCCTGCCACGTATTCGCCGTAGAAACAGGGGTTCTTAAACTAGATTATATCAGTTTTGACCGATATCTACAATCTCACACTCACCAGATACGCAAGCAAGTGCTTGAGTTCCTGTAGTGCTATCTTCAAGTTCATACATTGACAAAGCAGCCCAGTTAATTGATTTTGGCATCTTTGCAACCATATCTTCATATGCATCCTTGTCAACCTCTTGATATGGAGCCTGAACATATGTATGCTCTGAGTATGGCAAGAATGAAATTCCTGAGCACTCATCAAAGTGCTTGTATACCCATGCTCCAACTTCCATCCACTCATCTTCTTTCACAGAAACAGTAATAGATGGCTTATGCTCACACCAATGACGTTGATATGTTAGCCATACCTCAAGCTGCTGAATAGCGGTTAACTTGTCTCTAGTAATTGCATGCTTTGGTGCTTTTACTGGAAACGAGAATACGGTTGTATCATTTGGCTTCATCACATCATCTTCTGCAGGAATACCTGAATCCTTTAGGAACTGGGTAATAGGATCTTTCTTATCCCCACGAACTGTACGAATATAATAATCTGAATGCCATGCATGCATTCCTGAAGACACCCCGACCAATTGGGACACTGTGCCCGAAGGCTTTACGCAAGTGATTGCTGCTGAGGCGGGAATCCCAATTTTCTCTGCCTCTTCAATATTTGTTGCAAGAGCATACTCACGAAGTCTATCTAGAACATCTCCAAGTTTTGGCAAACCTTCCTGTCCAGAAAAGAACTTATGTCCAAATTGTCCAGTAAGTGAAACTCCTAGTAGACGCTCTTCTTCTGTGTTGTCTTTCCAAATCTTACGGATGTACTTAAAGTCTGTAAGTGTTGATTGCCATGTTCCAAGAATTGTTGCAAGACGAACTTTATTGGCAACATCCTCAACTGTATCTTTTTCACGAAGTACGACTTCTGAAAGGTTACAAAACTGATAAGGACGTAGGATAATTTCTGAGCAAGGGTTAGTTCCATAGTGAATATCTGCACTACGTCTTCCGTACTTTGCTGCTTGGGCTTGGGCTGCTGCCACATTGTAGATACCTCTTTCGCCCGACTTCGAATCATATAGAGATTTCCATTCTGAAATAAACTGTGCCATCTCTGGCTTACGTGAATATGCAACAGAGTTATTTGCTAGTGCACGTTGAGCATTTGATTCCCACCAATTACCAGCTTTAGCTGCTGCCATTTCAATATCATTAATATTTGAAAGAGAGATAAGTGCTGAACGACGTACTCCGCCAACAACTACAACTTCTCCGATCTTACACATAATGTCGTGACATTCAATTGGCTTAAGTTGACGGCCAAGTGCTCCTTTAAATACTTGAATTGTAAAATCAAAAAGATTAACTAATGGTTGAGGACCTGATGATCTTCCACCCATTGTTTTAAGACGTGCACCTGAAGGACGAACTTTGCTAACATCAATCTGTGGAATCTGTCCTGCCCACAAAAGACCTAAGAGTTCACGATATGCTTTTGCCCAACCTTCTTTAGAATCTCCAACAATAACTACTGTACTTGACTTCTCAAGAGTTTCTGGAAGAGCGGGAAGTTTATTTATGTACTTATACTCAACAGAAAATCCAACACCAGTTCCACACATAAGAATATACATTGCTTCATCAAATGAACGAGCATTATCTACTGGTATAAATGAACAGTTATATCCTGCAACATTTTCTCTTTCTAGTGCGGGTCCTGCAGTCATAACAGAACGCATTGATGGCATAACGTTACGGTTAAATACAGCATCACGCAATTCTGCAACAAGCTTTGCATCTGGCTTATAGTTGTTATTTTTTTCAAGATGCTCAACCATAAAGTTAAAGTAGCGGTCTACAGTTTCACCCCATGTTTCACGACGATTTTCATCTTCAAGCCATCTCGCATATCGAGATAAAGCAATAAAGTTTTCATATGGGTTTTCAATTGAATTAGACATTTCTTCTCCTAGTTTTTTGATTGAGGTTTAAGTGTACCACATTGACATTTTGAAAATCAAAATTTAAAGATTTTTATATATTTCTTTTAATCTTTGAACAACTGGTTTTGTAACTTCAAGCCAATCGTACTCTTGATGTATTTCAAAAGCTTTTCTAAACGTTTCTTTTGCAACATTTTCATAATTATTTACACAGTTAATCATATTTGTTTTTAAACTTTCTTTATTTGGTTCATACATAAATCCAGGATGTATATCTTGCCAAGGATTTGTAGAAAGATTTGTTTCAATTACAAAAGGAACATATTTTTTATAATCTGCCCAATCAACTGTGCTTATTACTGGCATTCCAGTTGCTAAAGCTTCTAAAGGTTGAAAACCAAAACCCTCTCCCCAGCTAGGGTAAACAAAAACATCCGACAAAGAATATAAATCAATCATTTGTTGATCAGTAAAAAAAACATCTATACAAACAATGTTGTCATACAAAGCTGACGGTGAAGACCAATACCCCCATTTATCTTTAACTTTAACATTATTCATTCTAGAAGCTTTCATTATCAATCTATATTTAGGATCATTACCAAACAATTCTATAAATGCTTCAGTTAGCATCTGTGCATCTTTTCTGGCAAAAGGCTCACCTATATGTAAAAATGTAAATGGATCATGAGCAGATTTTCTTTTTTTGGGAATAAATCTTTCATCAATGCCATGTTTATAATAAAAAACAGGTTTATCTGGAAAATGATGTTTAAAAATATTTGCTACCCATGGAGATGTGCCCCAAATTTCATCTGCTTCTTCAAAATTTTTAATTTGATCTTTTGTTAAACCAGTTGATTCCCAAGCAGAGTAAGCAATCTTGTAAGCATTTTTATTTTTAAATTTATGGCTCCATGGATCTGCCCATGAAATTTCAATATCTGGATTATCAATTTCAAAACCACAATTTACACCAAGTTTATTAAAAGATTTATATATCATTTGAGCTGCTTGACCATATCCAGCATTTTTAGACATATATCGCATTGCGTCACCAGTAAAGGAAATTTTCACGCTTAATTAGGCTCCAAACTTGTTTTTCTAATTGTATCATGATACGATTGTGTTTACTACTCTTTCCTCAAGGAGGTTCAAAATGAACAATGAGAACAAAACAAGGATAAGAACAACGTGGACAATGGTGTGTGTGATGATTCTCACATTATTTTTTGGAGTAAATTCCGAAGCCCACGCTTTAACAGCAAAAACTATCGTGTATAATAAAAATATATTATATATTAATAAATATATTAATTTAGTTAATATTAAAAATATTATTAATATAGATATATTAAATAATAATAAAAGAAATGCAAGCAATACAGTTTATTTTATTAATGATCTGTCCACTGGCAAAACTTTTGAAATGCCCGCTTATAGCAAAATGCTAAAATTAAATCAAAGAGTAGATCCAAGGGTAATAATATCAAGACTTTCCAATGCAATTCTTTCTCAAGAGACTGGGGGAGTTGGTGCATATTATAGAAAGTCTTATTCCAGCAGTGCATGTGGAGCTTTCCAATACATGTCTACATCATGGAATAACTTTATGGGATACAAAAATGCTTGTGATGCACCAGAATGGGTACAGGATGAACGTATGATTGGCGAACTAAAATCGTCTTATGCGCTGTACCATGACTGGAGAAAAGCTGTAGCAGCACATTTGTGCCCATCAAGAGCAGGCAATATGGCAACCTGGTTCAAGCCAGTTTCAGGGAATCCTACTGTCTACCAATATGTCACATCTGTATTTCAGAAGGCAAACATAGCATACTGATGAAAATTCAAGTATTCTCTCAGTATTACAACTTAGCGCAGGCGGGCAGGGTAAAACCTCTCGCCTGTCCTAATCATAAATCAGATTACACATTTAGCGATGTTATATATTGGCTTGTGCACAAAAGTGTAGAAGACGATATCGTGCTATACTGTACAGCATGTGGGTACGAGCAAATTGCAGGACTACAGCTATATGAAAATATTTTAAAGGAGATCAGAAATGCCTAGTGTTGGCGATTATTTTGTAGTAAGAACAAATGGCTGGGCAGGCTGGCTAATAAGATTTGGTACTGGTTCAAAGTGGAACCATGCTGGAATCTATATCGGCGATGGCAAAATTGTAGAAGCAAGACCAGTAGGGGTCACTATAAGTGATTTTTCAAAATATGACGGGATGCCGATACTCTGGAATACTAAAGTTGATAATGTTTTGCCTGAAGTTGGACAACATATTGCAAATAGGTCAAAACAGTTTGTTGGAGATAAATATGGGTTTTGGTCAATTGTAAACATTGCCCTTAAAATTCTATTTCTTGGCTGGTTTCCAAATATGCGACGTGCTGAAAACGAAAATAGCGTAATTTGCTCTCAACTTGTAGCTTGGGCATACTCAGTAGGTGGAATTAAAGTTTCAAATAAACAACATGCTCTTGTTACACCCAAAATTCTTGCAAATCGCTTGACGGAAAAGTGAGTCGGAAGTAGGAAATGGACCTTTTGCCTATTGTAAACAATCGCTCATGTGGCGAATGTACAAAATGCTGTGAAGGTCATCTTAGGGGCGACATCAATCTGTCGGATGGTCGTAAATCCTGGATTGGTCAAGAAAAAGACGGCACTTTGCACCCATGTGGGTTCTTAAATCAAGGCGTTGGATGTGGGGCTTATGAAAATAGGCCTACAATCCCCTGCAAGGTCTTTAAATGCGACTGGCTAACCAATTCCGATATGCCAGAGTCGTTCAAGCCTAGCAACTCTGGAGCTATTTTCTCCACTCGCACTGTAAAAGGTCAAACATATACAAAAATTATTGAGGCGGGACGAAAGTTAGACTCAGAAGTTTTGTCTTGGGCGATAGAATACTACCTTGCAAGAGGTGAAAACTTCTCTTGGCGTGTTTTAGACAACATTTTTTGGCTTGGAGATGAAGAATTTAACAAGATGATGAATGAAGACTATCCATTATTGTCAGAAACAAATGCAAATGGCGAAAATAATCACTGAACGAGCGTACATTGAGCCGTTCGGGGAGGATGAACAGGAAAATTTTGCCATTTTGCTTCATATTAAGCAGGGAAATGATCATCATTACGCTGGAAAGGTCGAATTAGACCGTAATATTCCATGGATTTATTTCGAAAATACGCCTGATGGCCATTTAGAGATCAATAATTCGGCGGGTATGGAGAATAATAAATGGGATCACATAACATATTACATATTGGATAATAAAGATGAATAGTTTTGCCTCAATGTGGTATGGATCACATTTAAATAATCTAGAAAAACTTACCATTAAGTCTTATTTGGCTAACGGATATGATTTTACCCTTTATGCTTACGATAAAAGCCTAGAAGTGCCATCTGGAGCGATATTAAGAGATGCCAGAGAGATAATGCCAGAAGATATGATATACGGCGAGAAAGGATATTGGCAACCATTTTCGGATATGTTCCGATATAAGATGCTAATGGATACAGATCATATATGGGTAGATATGGATGCTATATGTCTAAGAGATGATTGGAACTTTGGTGATTATATCCTAGGATTAGAAGAAGATCATGAGTATATATCCAAAGTAAACAATGCTGTTTTAAAACTCCCGCCCAATAGTGAAGCTTTAAAATACATGTATGAGTATTGCTTAAATGTAGACAAATCTGCAATTAATTGGAATCCTTCATATCCTGGACCACCTATTGAATTAGGTCCTATATTGCTAGAGCAAGCAGTTGAAAAATTTAATTTGAAAAAGTATGTTCAGTCAGAGAAAACTTTTTACCCTATAAATTGGCAATATGCGCATATGCATTTTCATCCCGACCCTAAAGTAGCAGAAAAAATAAAAATCATATCAAAAGATAGTTATACTGCTCACATCACTTCTTCTGTAGCATCTACTAGAGTTAATAAAAATTTTTTTCCAAAAGATAGCTATATCGGATATCTTGCTAAAAAATATGGAATGGAGGTATAAACATATGAGTGAATTAAAAGAACCTAATGTAGATCTAAATGAAAACATAAGAGATTTATTAGGAGCTATATTTATCCAAGAACAGCGTAATTATGATATGCTCATGATTATTGCTGATAAGTTAGGTGCAGATGCCAATAAATTATTAAAGATGCATGAACTTGGAGAAGTTCTAGCTCCCGCCCCATCTTTTAAATTTGAAGATGAAGCAAATCCTGATAAAGATCTAATTCACGACTTTGAATAAATAATGATATAATTATATTATCATGAGCCCAAGATACAATAGACGCAATATGCAATCTCCTTACTTTGAGAAAAAACCATATGGTCATGATAATCCAGGTGCAAAAGGTGCTGAATGGGAAGCTGCTATTGAAGCTTTTTTCTCCCGCCTAATTTCTAAAGTTAAATTCTGGTCTAAATAAACCATTTAAATGATCCATAATTTTAGTTATGGATCATTCTATTTTCTCAGGAATTTCTCAGTTTTAAATTTGATCAAAATGTTAATGTATATTTTTGATGTATGATACATTTTTCTGGCACAAAAAGCAAAAAATAATAGTCCGCCCGAAATGTCCAATTTGTACACATAAATGACCAGTCACACTTAAAAATATTTTTTAATTTGTCCTATTTTGTCCGTTTTGCGACTTGATTTTTCCAAAATAGTATGCTAGTATTCTACTATAAGAGTTAATAAAGGTTATTAACACTAAAAAGAAAGTGAGTCTAACTAATGACTACATATAATGAATACTATAATGAAATCCGT